TAATCTTATTATATGATTCTGAAATCTTGTCTGCCTGAATAACGTCATCTTGAATAGAACTACGTTGTGTTTGCGATGCTGTCCAACACGGAATGTTGAGTTCACCAGCGATACCACGAAGCTCCTCGTATATGGCACCCAATTCTTGATAACGGGCATCTACTCGTTCTGCTGCTCTTAATAAGTCTGCGTAGTCAACCAACATCAAATCGGGCTTGTATCCCAATGCTGTCAACTGTTGTACGTGTGCCATAAGTGAATTACACGTTGCACTTCTGGCAGGATAGTATTTAATAATTAGTTGTCCAGTAATCTTTGACACCACATCTTTAACGGCATCAACATTATCAGGAATCTTTCCAGGTTCAATACCAGTAAAGATAGTATCATACCGAATACCAACATAGTTTTCGTTAAGTTCAAGAGTGTAATGTACCACTCGCTTTCCCTTACGTAGTGCGTTTGCACCAATCGTAGACAATGCCCAACTCTTACCGATACCAGACGGAGCTGCGATGACACCAAGTTCACCACCACCCAATCCACCACCAGTAATTGCATCAATTACATCCCAACCAGTCGGAACCGTATCACGAGAAATACGAGCCAATCGTGCCTCGACATCTTCCGACCAGTTTAGACCGATTTCCTTTGGTTGTCCACTACGAAGTGCGTGGTCAACAACCGTCTTAATCTTATCGTAATCACCACTCTGTAGTAAATCAACCGATTTAATGATTGCCGACTTTAATGACTGATTACGAGCAAAGTCAAGAAACTTATCACGAACATATTCTGCATCCGTATCGGTGACCTTCGTGACCACCTTACGAAGCAATTCAATAGTTCCCGCACGAAGTGAATCGTCGGTTTCTTGTGATAATTCAATCTTGAAATATTCAAGTGTTGGTAGTGTGCGATATTCGTTATAAAAGGATAGAGCTTTCTTCGCAATCCATCTACCAGAATCACTATCAAAGAAGTATGGATTGATAACATCAAACGACTGCTCCAAAAAATCTGGTGCAGAGATTATCGACGATAATACTTTTGTTTGAAACTCAATACCATACTTCGATAGATTATCTACATTCGTATCATAATTTTGTGGTGCTGATACTATCGGAACCATTAGAGAACCTCGTTAGTGGAACAAATGTGGACGCAAGCCACATATCGTAAGTCGGAAAGTTAGATATAACTTTACTACGAATCATCAACTTTGTCAAGTCCATCTTGCGTAAATCCGTCTTAACAATGTCTAATTTATGAACTATTTTCATTTTTGCATCTGTTGAAATATTAACATCTCGTAACTGCATGAGTTGCATATTTCTTTCTACTATATCTTTATTACTTAAAATATTCTCAATTAATTTCGGTTTCTTCTTTACATCTGTATACTTTTGTTCGATGAAATTATAGTCAACTGTATTTGTATTATCTACAAGTTCTGGAAATAACTTTAATACCGTCTTTTCACCAGCCCCACGGATACCATCAATATTATCACTCTTATCACCAAGTAGTGCCCGATAATATACAAAGTTATCAGGATGCACCCCATAGGTTTCTATAATCGTCTGCACATCAAATGTTTTCTTCTTGACGGGATTGTAGACCTTTGTAGTTTCCGTCACCATTTGCAAGAAATCTTTATCTGTAGAATAGATGATAGATTCTCCACCTTGTGCGGTGATCAGTTCCGATGCATATGCAATCACATCGTCTGCTTCAATATTATCCATTGTGAAAATCGTAACAGGGAGACACTCTAACATCTCAATAAGTGTCACCAACTGATACTTCATATTTTCTGTTTCTTGCTCTTCGGTTGTCATATCGTACTGACGATTTAACCGAGTCGGCGGCTTACGATTTGATTTATAGTCTGAATAGATTTTACGTCTACGCTGTGACCCACCCTTTCCGTCAAATACAATCACAACACGAGAAGGTTTGAAATCACGAACAACAGACCCAACACTTTTCAGAAATCCAGACATACCACCAATATGATTACCATTATCATCAAGTGTTGGAATTGCTGCATAACTACGTAAGAACGTATTGAGTGCGTCAATAAAGAGGACACGACTATTATACTTCGTGTCCTCCTTACTGACATCAAACTTCATTGATTCAAAAACTTTCTGTAAATCACTCATTTTCTTCTGATTGCTCAGCTACGTTTTCCATTATTCCCATACGACGAGCCAATGCTAATACATCTTCATCAGTCATAGTATTAACATCTATGTTTTCAAGTTCGGCAAAAATAGGATCATTTTCACTTATGTTAGTTATAGCTTTTTCAACTTGATTTAGTGGAATTGGAGGAATTGTAGTATTCACAACAGATTGCTGTGTTGCGACAGTAGTGTTATATACCATCAATTTTCTACGAAGTTGTAGTTCAAACTTATCAACATTTCCGTTTGCATTAGTAAATGCTTCTAATGAAACCTCAATGAATTCTTCTAACATATTATTCGTCCAGTAAAAGTTGTTTACTATCTTCTTCACCAGTATCAAGTGTCATAGCGTCTGGATTATACTCACTACGATACTTCATAATGAGTGTATCACAAATCTTACTATAGATTTCTTCCTTACGGGTGATGTTCGAGTCTAAGAACTTCGGGAAGTCCTTTGATTGGAACTTAACTTCTTCACCAGTAGTTTCATCAATCATAGTATACCATGCACCAGATTGCTTGACCAAGTTGTTTTCCTTCAAGACATCCAACCAACTACCATAATCATCAATACCACGGTCAAAGTAGATGTCGAATTCTGCCACACGATGTGGAGGACCAAGACGATTCTTAACCACAACCGCCTTGACATTCACACCAACAACATTCTTGTTTCCGTCTTGGATTTTACCAATTAAGGACAAACGAATACGAGTTGATGCGTGGAATGCGATAGCCTTACCACCGGAGGTAGTCCACGGGTCAGAGAACGCAGGAGCGTTCATCTTCTGACGGAGTTGGTTGGTGAATACTAATGCGATACGTTCACGACCGAGGAGGCCGGTAATCTTTCGCATTGCCTTACTGATAATGATTGCCTTGTCAGTAGCGTATCCGTCCTTACCGAAGTCGGCTTCCATTTCCTTCTTAGTAGAAGCTGCGGCAACGGAGTCAACGATAATCGTGACCAACTTATCTTTGTCCTTGCCAGCTCTGACCTTTTCAATGATATTGGTGATTGCATCGAAGATATCTTCAACCGTAGAAAGATGAACATATACTAACTTGTTCATATCAATACCTACAGCCTTAAAGAACTCTGGATTAACTGCGGTTTCAGTATCAATCAATACTGCCACACCACCACGTTTCTGTGTATTAGCGATAAGTTGTGCACCGACCAACGATTTACCAGAACCTTCCAATCCAGTAAGTTCAGTGATACGGCCCACAGCGATACCACCGTGGGGACGATTACTGATTGCGATATCCAACATTGTTGCACCAGTCGAAATAAAATCGGTGAAATCCGTTGGAGTATCTTCCTTACCATCAAGGAAATATGCAATCTGGTCAGAGTCTTTGTTTAATTTGTTAAGTGAGTCTGCGATGACTTGTGCCAACTCGTCACGGTCTGCCGCAGGAATTGGTTTCTTAGTTTTCTTTTCGGTAGCCATAGTTGATTACCGATTAATTGTCGAATAGCTTATCGAACTCATCAAGAGCGTTCTTGACTTGTGCCGACTCAGAAATCTCCGTCTTAACGTCAAGGACTTCGGCGGTCACACTCTTGACCTCAGAATTACCCTTTGCAGGAGCGGGGGTGGGAGTCGAACCATCTGGGTCAAGATACTTCTGGAGAACAACCATCAACTCTTCATAGGAAGGTTCCTTGTAGAGTGCAAAGATATCGGGCTGTTCCGAGAGAAGCTTCTTAGCAACATCAACATCACCGACCACAGGGGTCTGATTCGGCTTAACCTTTACTGAGGTCTTGGCAAAGTTCGTGTCGGACTTCTCTTGTGGGATATATTCGACCACAACATCACGACCAACCTTCGGATCAGTAATATCACCGTAGTCAGGATCAGCGATGTAGGAAAGGAGGTCCTGATAGACCGTCTTACCGAATGAGAAGAAACGAACACCCTTGTCCT